ACTATGGACGAACCATGGACCTTACTACCAGTGGTAATCTGAGCCAACTTGGTATCAACAATTCCAGCAGCTGGTGCAATGTTGGTGTTGTCTAGAGCGAACAACTCAGCATTGATCAGACTGAAGTTGGAGTTCACCTCAGACGACTTGATCAGATTACCCGAGATGAAGGTCTTTAGTACTAGTGCCATAGCTACCTCACGTTACGTAGATCTTGACCTTAACGTCGTTCTCTGATGACTGCAAGTAGATCGTCTGCTTAGTCCACGTCCTACTACCCTTGTAAAACACAGATGATTTGTCTGGTATGCCAGCTATAATCCGCGTCGGCATCTTACCAAGATTGTGCCGCACTGCGTAGTCCCTATTCTTCTTGAAGAAGTGCACCTCTATTGGGTCCACCTTTGTAAACTGCTCGAGGATAGGCCCGAGTTTATCGAACCTGTCCATGAACCTGGCAATCTCTCTGTCTCTAGGACGACGTATTGACTTGACGTCGTCAAACTCGCGAGGAATCAGGTCCTTGATCTTCGCAGTGATAGAACCCTCAGACATGCCCCTGTCCTCGAACTCGTCTTGCAAGCGCTCAGAGAATTCTGGGTTCTCCATTATCCGCTTAGAGAGGGCTTTCATAAACCTGTTGAGCACTACAGCCTCGTTCCAGCAGCCGGAAGCATCGTGTATCTAAGCCTGGATTGAAGGATCTGCCATGGTCGGTCTTTCTGGTCTGTCCTGAATCCTACGGCTATCTGTCTGAAGTTCTTGTTTTCCAGGCCGATGATGGCAGTGTTAAAGTTATCCCCACTCCACACGCCCTCGTCCCAGTTAGCCCCGTCCCACTTAGAACCAACTAACTGTTGGCTCACAGTACGAGTAAGGACCGGAACAGAACCACCATCGAAGTACAGATCTACGTAAATGGCTTCCTCAGCCCGAGCGACCATGTCGATCTCGAGGAACTTAGCCATCTTCTTGTTGTTAGGCTGACCACAGTGGGTCCATGCCGTCACATACTCCCCACGAAAATCCTCGCCCAGATAATCATCAGCGTCTTCCAGCGTGAAGATGTATCCGCCGTCCTCAGAATCATCTCTGGACTCACCACCTACGACCTTAGCTTGGTTCGCGATGTCTGTGCGAAGGGAAAGCGCCCCACAGTAAAATGGCTCCCTAACGTGCCACGACTTCGCGAAAACGTCATAGATGAGAAGTAGATTGTTTTCCTCAGACGTGTTAACTGGGATTGAGAGGAAGTACTTTTTCTCGTCAAAAATATACTCAGCCTTAGCGAGATGTATTGCTGCGTGTGTGATATTGTAATTGTCATCCTTACCGGTGAAGATAGGCTCAATCTCACGTCCAACAGGGTACGGGTCTTGCTCATCGAAGAAGTACGGTCCCCACTGAGAAAGAAAGAACAGTACATCTCCGCCTGTCGGAAGGTCTACGTTCTTAATAGTTTGATGACTGACTGCACCAATGCCAGAGGCTTTTTTCCTTCGAGAGAAGAAACCAATGATCCCGGACCAGGAATGAATTGACCGCTCTTTGAAGATCACCAAGTCATTTAGCGTCCCGAGACCAGTAATAACTTGACCATCTCCAGGGGAGATCGGCTCAACAGCATAAGCACTCCAAGCCTCACTGTTGTTGGGCTCAGAGTACCGAAGCTCATGGGAACCTTTAACGAACCCGTACAGGCTTCCGTTATACTCGGTGAAGCCCATGAGACCAGCGACCGGAGGATCTCTATCCTCGACAAGCGGTTCAGCTAGTGCGGAGTCCCATATGTTGTCTGTGAAGACGGTAGTTGTATTGTTGTCGACCGTAGTAAGATAGAAGTAGTCCGCGTAAGGCTCATCCGCAGCCTCGGCCAGCTCTAACGTCCGGTAGATCTCTCTAGCAACAACGTTACGCTTGACGTCAGCATTCAAGGCAATGTCGGTCAAATCTACTCGGTCGGTTGTAAGTTCATCTGTAACAGATCCGGCCCCAGCCTTAGGAGCACCCTTGGCCCCTGTGTCAGAGACGAAGATAACTTTGTAGCCGTAGAACCCGGTCAAATTACCAGCCGCTCCGATAGCGGTGGTCGGGTTAGCAGCAGGCTGGTCAATCCCCAGCTCATACATGTCTTCCAGCACGTCTGGATCAGTGGCGCCCTCAAGAACGTCTCTATAAGCGTAGATGGGCACGTTAGTACCATCTCCGATTATACAGAGATTGTTGAATGTTGCCATGGAGATGTTGTTAGCATCTGCTGCTAGAGTCAGGGACGCGAGGTCCAATTCAGTGAACACGCCAGAGGTGTACTGAACGCTCCACAGCTTGCCATCATCCGTATAGACGATAAAGAACTTGTCTCCGTCTGTCTGCCAGTACTCATGCAAACCGTAGACAGCTGGATTATCAGTGATCTGCGCTGTATTGATCTTCGTAGGACCTAAGGCCTTGCGCACGGCCCCGAGCAAACCGATGTCTACGAAGTTAGCTTTCTGTGCGAACTTCTTAGGAATAAGAAGCGGCGCATCTTTGAGATCAAGTCCTCTGAACTCGTCCCAAACATGGAGCTGCTCTCGAAGAACACCAGCTCTTGCGCGTTCGAAGTTGGCCATTATCTGTAGCCTATACCCATTTGAGCTGCACCGTCACATTCTATACCTAAACCTACGTTGAGTTTCATGCTGCCCATAGCAAACGTCAAAGCATCCAGACTACCCATCGAACTGTCAGTAGACATTATGTACTCATCACCATCAAAGAAATCCATGTAACTGGTACCAACATACGCTAGGTAGACCCAATCTAAGATGAGCGGACCTGCTATTAGCAAATTAGGAATATTATGGGGTGCACCGACTTCTATATAATGCAACTGTGTGTCCCTGTTAAACTCAACGATCCAGTGGGGCACCTTGGATGTGCCAGCCAATGGCCCAGCGTAGTTATCCAGCATTGTAGCTCTGGTACGATCAAGAATGGTTGCCATCAGTTTATCCACCCAATGTAAAGTCCAATACCTGATGCCCAGTCAATGGTGACATGAATGCCATTTGGAAAAGATGCAGGCGGATTGAAGAAAAATGCAGGCCGTCTTGGATTTACACCACCTGGGATGTGCAATTTGATCTCGCCCGTCTCATCACCGTCGAGGATCGTAATATCTTTACCCCCACTGTACATGACGTACACGTTGGTTAGATACGCTGGATTAGTCGTGAGCTGCGTCTCAGCGTTTTGGATAAGTCATGTCCAGTACCCTATGTACATTGAGCACGGATTCGACACGGCCTCGTCAAGAAAAAGACCGTCCTCGAATACTATAGGAAAGTCTCCAAAGTACATGAAGAAACCGTCATGCGGAGTGTAAACAGAGAACCTTGGCTCACCTGCAACTTCTGTACCATTGAAGAAGCGATACGTTGTTGCTAAACTATTAGCCAGAACCCAGCACACAGCGCAAGGAGCCGCAGAAACCTGCACATCCCCTTCACCTGCGTAAGCAAGCACATTATTTACGGGCCCACGCTGATGCCTAGATACAAAGTCGGCCATTATCTGTACCCTACAGAGGAAGTATGAAGACTACCATCATAGTACCAATACAGACCTTTTCTAAACAACGTTCCGCCCATGTGGAACAAGAAAGAATCATCGAACTGCGTCATAACGTTGGTAGTATTTAAGATCTTCTTAGCTGTATCACCATTGATGCCGTCTATTACATCACCGTACGAGGCTCCATTGTCCCACTGAATGAGCAACCAATCGATGATGCACGGCCCAATGATGTTTTCGCCCACGACCAACAACTTTGGCTTGGTTACCGAGTTAAACCCGGGGAAGTACGCTGGTGCTCCAGCTGATCCAGAAATACCTTGCGGTATTGGGCCCTTATAAAAGTGCTGTGGCGTGCGATTCAACCAGGCTGCCATATTACGCCTCTGACCAGTAAATGTAGTGCTCAGAACCAGCAATACTTACGAAGTCTATGCTGATTCCCCTGTCGAACAAACAAGGTACTACGCAATCAAACCCGTCTGGTGTAATGGTTCGGCTGAAGAACAGCATAACCTCACTGCCAGGATCGCCGGCTGGGCCATTCCAGATCTTCAAACCGCCTGGTCCACCACCAGCAGTGTAGTATATGAAGATTTTATGGAGCCACGTAGGAGTAGTAGTGAGCGTCTCACTCCCATCCATGAGCTTAGCCTGCAACTTGGTTTTACCAAACATCTGCAGCGTAGGAACTCTCCGAGTGTCAAGAGGTCCTTCGTATTGTGGAATTGGCATTAGTACAGACCTCCAGCAATCATTCTCACCTGCTTAGGCTTATGCTTAACCTGAGGCGAGACTGTTTCCGTGAGCTGAAGTAGCTTAGTGTTGTACTCTTCGAGTTCGATCGGAGGTTCTTTAGAAGCTCTGCGAAGACGGTTAGTAGCACCAATCTCCAAGAGCTCATGATAATTTTTCGGGATCTCAGTAGGCTCATCATCGTCATCAGACAATGCAGCTGGCACGTAAAGATATATCAGCCGCATGTTATCTGCGCCCTCAGCGATGATGTCCGGAACCAAGAAGAAGTTACTCCCAACAATGTAGAAGTACAAATCTACTTCATTGTACAGCCAGTTCCGGCGGTGACGATACGCCTCACGGTGATGTACGCTGATCATGGGCACCTCAGCCCAACGATCGAACTTCTTGTGCTCCATCATTAGGAGCTTGTCAAAATCTGTCGGCCACGTGTAAGGCGTAGTGGACGTGAGTGCACCTGTACCAGCAGTAGCGAACGTGACTTGCTTGCCAAGAAAGTCATCATTCTTCATGTTGATTTCAGTGTGAATGTGCTCACGCTCACGCTGAATCATTATGTCTACTTCATCACCAGAGAAGATCTCACCTTGTCCCTGAGACATCTTTACGAACACGTTAGCGCGCATTACAGCTAGAGTGGACATTACGGTATACACTCCTCGTAGTCTTGGAGTCTGTACTTCTTAGTGAACTTGAAGTTGTCCAAGTACACTTCACCTGTTCTGCCTGCGCCCACATAGGAGCTACCAAACATTATGAACGTTAGCTGCCAGTCGCCATAAGCGTCGTACTCTGTAATGTTCGGCGCATCTATGAAGTACGTTCCGCTTGGATGGTAGAACCCACCCATAGAATCCGGGAGGTCTACTCTTATAAGAAAGATGTCAGCTTCGCCAATCTTGTTGATAGCCAGGTGACACGTCATGTCCGCGCCAAGGGTTGCATTGCACATGCCTAGACGCCAGTTTATGTACGTCGGGCCTGTAACAGTGAAGTTCTTACGCCACTGTGGCTTCTCGTCTGGAATAGGAGGATTGTACCGCCAAAAACAGCCAAGCGCGTTTGGAGTAGTACCGCCTGACCGCCAAAACTCCTCGACAGAACAGTACGCTACAACGTCGAAGATCTCACTTGCTGACTGATTGGAGTCAAACCCAGTCTCTAAGAAGGTATCCCACTTCCAATCGTAGTAGTCGCTATACGAGGGATCTTCTTCTGTCTCAGTATTAAGCTCCAGTATCCTTGGGTCACCATGACTAGAGTATGGCGTAACCACAGGTGAATCACCGCTGTACCCAGGAGACGTATCAACCTCTCCGGAGTACGCAGGGCTCACCTCTGTATACGGCGTCTCATATGGTGTATCAACCGCTCCCTCGCCCGCCATAGCAGCTGTTCTAGACCCATGCTCGTTGTAAGTCGGGGCGACTCCAGACAATCCAGCGTTACCAACCTGTACACCAGCACCTTGCTGCGTATACGAGAGGTCTGTTTCACCCTCTTCTGTATAGGTTGGACTAACTGGAGGTTGTACTTCGCCGCAGCCCATCTTGTTCTGCTACCTTCTTGGTATCTGCTGTGAACGATTTCCTGTTAATTAGCATTGGCTGCATGTCACGGTGACACGCCCTAACGTACTCGTCTTGTTCCTTTTGCTTCATCTTCATCAGGTGCTCGTCGTCAAGGTGCAAGTGCCTAATGTAGTCAAACTTGTCTTTGTATCTAGCAGTATCTATAATGAACAACCGCTGCAATACTCGGTTGTCTAGTGGTGCATAGTCGCCAGCTACGGTTTGGACGGTCATGACGTACAGGTCGTCCCGGAAGATTTCCCATCGACCTTTGAGCGGGTTCCAACGAGGTTCGAGCAGCGGGTCGAGACTCTTGAGATTTCTCAGGAGGGTTTGGTCCACGTAGCGAGAGCTGCTAACGTGGCCAAAGGTAGCGGAGGTCTCCGGATTATCTTCAAGCCGATCGGGTCTGTTGGTACGCTTCATGACCGTCCTTGCCGTGTTACTGATTGAGGCCCTTGAGAGTGGCGTGGCAGTTGCACCGCCTGAAGCCCATCTCGAAGAACCAATACATGATGGCCTCGTATGCCGCGTAGTCGGTCACACGAGACAGGATTGCTCCGTCATCGTCCATGAACTGCAGGCCGGCCTGCTGGTAGAGCGCCATGTAAGCCGTGTTGAGGAAGAAGAGATACCCCTTGGGTGCCTCAGGATCCGGAATTAAGCCGACATCATGGAACTCAGGTCCCTTGAATCCACCGCGATAAGCGATGGTGTTGACGAACCGTCGATCAGCCTCGAGAAGCGACGCATACTTGTCACGTGCTTCGTAGGTACCGAGGAGCATGTTCGGCGCAATACCGCTTGCCTTCTCGCAAGACGTCCACGCAACCTGCATGTCAGCCTCAGTGAGGTCAACTGTGGTGGTCCAGACCGTGGCGCCCGTCGCCGTGATCTCGTTGGCTTTCCAACGCTCATTGCCAGCCGTCGCGCGGTTGATGTTCTGATACGTTCCAGACGCCGAAACGGCGGCTAAGAGGCCGGTGAGCTCGATGTCGTTATTACCCTCTATCGTGAGCCAGTCGTTGTCCTGGAAGTTGGTACCATCAACCACGTCAATGGTCAGACCGTCCGCAGCCACGGCGGCTACAGCACTCTGGGCATCAACGTCCGCTGGGTTGGCTTGATCCATGCAATCCAGGTTCATGCCGACCTCGAAGTACTTGTTGTACTCCGAAGGAATCCGAGGAGCGGTCAGATCAGCGTTATCGATGGTGATAACGTTGGTGGACACACCGGAGATCTTACCGAGGCGTCCTGTACCGTCCATGAACAACTGACGGTTGATGTCCTTCGGGAGATCCTCCATGAGGCCCTCCGTCTCAACATCAATCACCGTATCGTACGAACCCTGCGAGTTCTTCGTGGCAGCCATCGCATGGAGAGTGACCATGAGACGACCGAAAGCATACTTCATCGGAACCTGCGCCTTGGCACCGGCTTGGTTTCCGGCGGACGGCAGGGTCTTACGATTCGACCGCATGCCGATTCCCCAGTTGCGTCCGAGGAGTACCGGCACGTAGGCGTAGTCGCCTGAGACATCTTTCTCGTTACGTTCCAGATTCGCGAGCAGAACCCTCGCGTTGTTCTTCTGTTCCTCCATCCCCGGAAGGTAGAACTGCTTCAGAGCGAAATCAATCTCGCTTGTTCCACCTTGGGAATAGCCGGAACCACCTGACAGGTCGGTCATGGTTTATCCTTTTTCGAACCGGCCTTTGGCAGCCCTAAACGCTCGGTAGGCTTCACCTGCTTGCCTTACATTTTGGGGCCGATCAACCGTTATTGTTGGGGGAGCACCTGAATCGGACCTAAGCACTGGTGGGACCGCTTTGGTGGTCTCCGCTTTGCCCTTTATATCGTCCTTAGTCGTATCGGCTTTAAGTCCTGAGATCTGTCTGGCGACATTCGCCACGATAACGCCTAAGGGTTGAGTAGGATTCTGCTGAATCTCTGCACTAAGCAGCTTGTCAGCAATCGGTCCGAGCTGCTTGTCTTCAAAGAGTTCCTTGAAGTCGGCCTTCTCAGTCTCTAGAGCACGGTTGTACTCCGTGAATCCTGTATGTTGGTCCATCCGCTCTACACGGGCGCTAACGCCTTGCAGACCGGCGACGAGGTTTTTAACTGTTCTCGCTACCCCAAGTGGGTCTTTTTCATCGTCCAGATCATCAGGAATAAGACTTAGTACGTCAATACTGGCTTCCCCCGGTGGTACACCATCGGCGGCAGCTCTGGTCGTTGCAACTTGTAGCGCTTGATTCAACGCTTCGTTTTGCTTTCTGAGAATCTTGAGCTCAATACTCTCGCCTGGCGCAGCCGGATCGTCTTTCTTGTCCCCTGCTTTAGGCGGGTCCGCCTTCGGCTTAGGAACCTTCGTCAGGTCTTTCAACGTAAGGGAGTCCAGAGGTATTTCCAGTTTAGGACCATCGTCCGGTTTGGGCGGCTCTGAGGTAACCTTGTTACCAGTAGCGTCAGTAACTTCCTTTGTCGAAGGATCAATGTTACCAATTTCCTTGCCGTCAAGCATCAGCTTCGTCATTTAGTTTCTCCGTTGTTAGTTTTGAGAGTGCTCATCTACAAGTTGGCGAACCGCGTCTTCATCAAGATCAGGATTGATCACGAGGTTATGTTTCTCAACATAAGTCTCGATCTCTTCATAGTTACACTCCAGCGGATCCCATTCGGGATCTACGTCTTCTGGCTGGGTGTCACGTACAGGAGCAGTCTTGGTCGTCTCCGGACGAGTCTCCGGACCAAGCTCCGGCCCCTTCATATATTGCTTTGCCACCATCTCATGGCTTTCGCCCTCTGGGTCAACAATCTCGAGTTTCTTGTAGTCATCGTGTGGCAGACAAGTATCTGCTATAGCGTTTTCTACCACAATGGCAGAACGTGCTGGAATCTGATAAGGCGTATGACCCCACCAAATACAACAAGGTTCATCTGTCGGATTGCCAATAACCTTCATCATTAACCTCCAGGAATAGTCCCGCCCTTATTACTAGGCGGATTGTTCAATGATCCCATTTGACCCTGTCCAGCGAATGAAGGGCTGATTCTAGACGGGTCTGCACCGGCGTTGCCGCCATTATTTCCTGATGCGCCTGACAGATTCAGCCCCTCGTCTCCCTCAGCAGAGCCTACACGTGTTGGCGGTGCCAAGAAATCAACATGGATTCTAACATGCATGTCAAAGCCTGTCTGAACCTGTGGGTGCAACTCATAGAACTCCTCAGTTTTGCGGAACTTGTTGTGCTCGCTCATATGCACCATGTGGTCTTCAAAGTGCTTGGGCACGATCTCTTGGCCCTGAGCAAGCAAGATATTCTCTCGCTTAGAACGTGAGAGGTCAAGTTGCATCTCTTGCGAGTAAGACTCTAGAGGCATGACTGTGCGCAATAGCTCAAACAGCTTCTTGTGATCTGGTACGCCACGCTCATCTACAATTGCACCACGCTCGAACAAGTCTAAGTAAGTAGCCTGCATAGCAGCACGGCTCTGTGGGAGTGCACTACCAGGCACGATCTTGATCTTCGTAGTAAGGTCCTGACCAGAGAACGTAAGCACCTCGAGAGCGTCATCACCAGTACTATCAACGATACGCTGATCATTGTAGAAGTGTTTGGCGATCCCGATCTTCATCATAGCCAGCAGTCGCTTCGCTCGCTCGTAATCCCTGATGACTGGAGCAATCGTTGTGTCATCCTGCTCCAAGAGGTAGTTGATTGCAATTCCGGATTTAACACCCGAAGGAGCCTCTGCCCTAGATACCTCGTGCGAACCTGATACGGTGTCCATATCTTGCCGATTACGTTCAGTCTCTCGTTCGATCTGGACGGGCAGGGGAACAGCCGGGAATATTTCTGGTGCTTTGAACCCGGAGTATTCCAGGAACTGGCCGTGGATGTTGGCGATTTCTTGCTCATCAATGTTAGCCGTCTTAGGAGCGATGATCTTATTCCTTCCGACCGTCGCTCTGTTCTGAACTACGTCTGAGATAGTCTTGTTGTACTCAACCTGCATAGGCCGCATGGGCTCGATGGGTGAGATATTCCAGAACCGTCCTGGCGCGTAGATTCCTTGGAAGTGAGCGAACGGCAAGCAACCGAACCGACGGAGAGGTACGATGTCCTTGAGCGCGTCATAGTAAGGATTTTCATCATTATATACTATCGCGAATGTATCACCTGCAGCGATGATCAACTTACCACGCGGGTTCTTCTTGGAGGGCTTTTTCCAGAGCTCGTAAACGTAGCACAAATCTGTCTTGTGCATTGCTAGGCCACGGGAAATAGAGTTGCCGACATCCGGGTTGGCCATGCCCATAAGTCGCTGTGCGAACTGGTTGGCCATGAACATGTTAGTGGAGGACGTAACCTCTTTAGCTCTCTTGCCCCACTTCTCTTTGACGATATGCAAGGGCAGGACCTTGACCTGCATCAGCTCTTGAGCATCCTCGAGACTAGTGGCGTACTCGGGCACGTACATCTCGAAGGGGGTTACGAGATCATCGAACACCTCACCTATGTGGTAAGATACCTGGTCTTGGTTCCTGGTAAAGCCGAGCTCTCCTGGGTCTTCTTTGATCCCAAGATCCTGATACATTTCAGCGAACTCAGCCATTTTGCCAGCTTGCTTCTCGACACCAGCATCGGGATCGAACCCGACCTTACGGAACGCGTCTCCAGCAACGAGCACCCACTGGATCGTGTGACTGTCTAGGGTCTCTTCGTTATGGATCTCGCGATAGAAGTCAAGCAGACTCTTAGTTACTTTCGCAGAGTACAGATGTTTGGCTGTCCATCCTTCAGGAAGAACGTCCTCAGTAGGCTTGTTCTTCGTCATCTTGGCGTGGAGGTTTCTGATCCGGGGTTGGATCTGGTTGGAGGTAATGCGGATATTACCAGCTAAATTTGTAGCCTCGTGCAGTTCGCCTGTAGCTATATTGTAGATTGTCCACTGGAAACCGTAGTAGAACGCCGTATTGAGGAAGTGGTTGCCCTCAAACGGTATCTTGAAATGTCGCCAACCTTCAAACTTACGCCGCACATCACTACCAAGTTCTTGCTTCATCCTGGTAGTGATCTTTTTCATTTTTGCCATATTAAGGCTCGCTAATTACTTGGCCCACGACGGCGTCCATCTGGGCTTGTAAATCAAGTAGCTTTTTCGCATGGGGGTCGGCTCGTCGGGAAGGTGAAGCGTTGTCAGGTGAGCCAGTGATTAGTGTGTGGAGGTTTTTTACCTCATCACGTAACGATAATACAACGTCTGTCAACTCCTGAACAATCTTATTTTGCTTGTCAGCAATATTGGTTATTTTGTTGTCAAGACACTGAATGTCGTCCCTAACCAGCTTGTCTGGATCACCTACGTGACACCTAAGATCCGCAATTGCTTCTAAGGTTTTCTTACCCCACATGTGGCGTCCCCCAGCCCCTGGTCGCCACAGACATCCCGAGATGGAAAGAGTGCAGAGGCCAGGGGACTCAGAATCAGATATTAGTTAAAGGGTGCAGTCGTAGGTCTTGCGCTGGCGGGACTCGGGACCTTGGTCGTGGGCCCATGCGTGGGAATCTTCCCATGCTTCCCTCCAGTCGAGATGGTGATCTTCGGTTTCTGCATTACGCTCTCCTGCGCGTCCGCTTGGCCATAGCCTCACAGATGCGTTTGCGTTCCTGTATGTGCTCTTCGCTGTGCAGGTAGTCCAACTTCTTGTTCGTTTTTCTAGCAAGAGCATTAGCGCGTTGCTGTCGGAGCCAGAACCGTTCCACCTTAGATACCCACGGTTTACTTTCGACTTTCCGCTTAACGGGCTGCGGTTTCGCCATGAGAATGTACCGAACATCATCAACTGTATGATCGTTGGCTTTCTCTGGCTCTTCGGGCTGATTCCGGTATCGTCCCTTAATCCTTAAAGTTTTCCATCGGTATTGTGGAATCTCACGGATAGTGTTAGTGCAGTCTTTAAAGATGAAGATTCGTGGAGAACCTTTCTCCCCAGTAAATGGATTGATCAGATCAACATCAACCCGAAAGTGGTTAAGCATAAGATCGATGCCAGTTTTTACGTCATTGTCCGCAGGAGAGAAGTGCAGTCCGTTCTCTACGTAAAGGTCGCCTATCGAATATAGTCCCCGTTTCGGGTCTTGCAGTGTCTTATTGAAGATGGCTGGGTCTGCAAGCCACTGATCAATGTTGTCTGACCCGTTTTTCTCGAAGATCTGTTCCGAGTGCCATGAGACAATTTGCCCCGCTTGGTAGTGCTCTCGGTAAATGATGAGGAATTTTTCAGGGTGGACAGCAGCCCAGAGTACTGCGGTCGGGTTGTTAGTACCATGATCCAAGCAAGCAACCTTCGTCCACTCATTAGGAATCGGGAAAGGATCGATGGTGTGGGTTGGCTCATGCCATGATGTGATGATCTGTCCTTGGAAAGCACTTGGGTCTCCGTCAATATACCTTTTGGCCCAGACATCATCATAACTCTCTAGGAGATCATCTACGTAGTCATCCGGAAGATGGGGATTTTCCCTGGACGAAACGTTGACCATAAGATACTTGGGGTTGTCTTTGTGTTTAACAGCAAAAGTGTTATATACCCAGTCGTGCCCTTCAGGGTTAGTGGAACCAAAACCGACACGCCTTGGAACGTTTGTTCTTCGTAGTCTACTTTGTAGCATGAGGAAGACATCTTCTGGCACCTCGGTCTGTTCGTCTATGCCGAACCATCCAAGGTTGAGAGACTTGATTTTGTCAGGGTCTTCGAGTGCTCGGAAAATGATGACGCTGCCATTAAGCAATGTGAGCTTATGCTCCGTCTTCCTCCACTCCTTAATGAGAACGTCAGGACAGATGTCGAAGAAATCAAACATTGTGGTGTCGCGCAGTTCGGGATAGTAGAGTCTACCGATGAGACCGTAATTTCCCGGGTACTCAAGTGACAGAAGGAGAGCCTCCCAGTCAAGGGCCATAGTCTTTCCAGACCCGACCCCTCCCATGAATAGCTTGTATTTCGCAGGGCTTTCATGAAAGATCCTTTGCTTCGGAAGTGGGTTATAGTAGTCCGAGAGCTTGAATTCGACGGGAGGCATCTGGGGTTACGGGACGTGCCGGTTGGTAACAGAAAGAGTCGTCGGCATCCTAGGAAGAGACGCCGCGATGGCGTCAGCCGTCTCCGGGTCAAGGAACTGACTGACAGCACGTTCGTTGTCTACGAAGATCTCCATCTGGACCTGCCCGACGTTGGGAATTCCAAGCGTGACGAACCTGTAGTGCACAAGAACAGGGGCCTCTTCCATCTCTTTCTCCTTCGCCTCGTGGCGTTTGTTACTAATCTGCGTGTCTCATTACCCTCAACCAGGCTGTAGCAGTCAAGGCGTAGGCACTGGAGGCCCCGCCGAGCCACAGGGCAAGCTTGATTGAAGACGCTGCGTTCTTGTCAGCGAGACCGCCGAACAGCGTAACGTTCGAGCCAGACCCAGTGTAGTCCGGGTAGACCTTGATGGGCGACGGGAACTTGATCGACCCTGCAGCCTTGGCGTCAGTGCCAAGCGCCAAGAGAGCCATGACCGTCCCAGGTGTGGCTGGCGTAGAGTTGCCAACCGTGTGAACCTGTACTTCCATTTCACCCGCACCGCCGTTGGTGTGGGCGAAAGCCGTAAGCTCATGAATCTCCACGCACCGAACGTCAGAGAGGACGATGCCGTGGTCAATGAACAGATAACCACCGAGGTTGTCGCCTGCTTTACCGAGGGTGGCCGTCCATGGGGTGAGACCGAAGTAGCTTCCGTTGTCGACGTTCTTTTGCTTAAGCATTACACATCCCTCCGGTCGTCGACGATCCGCTTCAGCGCTCTGTACCAGACCCAGACGTCAACGTAAGCGTCGTCCGAAGGCGTTTCTCCAAGAAGCGCGATCCAGAGTTTGCAGAAACCACCGTTGACCTTGGCCGAAGCAGCACTTCGGTAGCCGTCCACCGTAGTGTTCACGTGAGCGCCACCGTAATCAGCGGGAATCCTGATGCCTTGGTTCCAGCGTCGGAGGTTGATCTCCTTGGCCGCACCCGTGTCTGCCAGAGTAATGTGAGTCTGGCCCGTACCTGCGATGCCATCACCCGCGACCCCTAGAGTCGGGACAACGTCATCAGCCGAAGCGTTGGCCGAGCACCAGGCGCCAAACTCGTAGATCATGACGCCCGAGCATTCCGCGAGGACGATGCCATGCTCTGCCGGGATCGTGGCCGCCATGTAGAGCCGCAACGAGAGAAGTTGCATTCCGAGCATGCTATCGGGATGGACGTTCTTGTGTCGAATTCCCATTAGTCCACCCCCGCCCGGTAGGCACGATAGAGCATCCAGACATCGGCCTCAACCGTGGTCGAAGACGACCGGCCAAGCGTGACGCCCAGCTTGATGAGCCCGCCTCCACTCTGGTTGAACAGTGCCCAGTTGGTTGTATCGTTGTCCGGGGTGATGACCAGACCATCCGGCCACCGCATCATCTGCACGAGCTTGGTAGTAGCACAGTCCGGAAGAGCGTAGATGAGTGTCTCTTCCTCATCTGCCGGGCCCTTATCGCCCGTGTATCTCTCTATAGACGCGATCACGGTCCCTGCTGAACTAGAGATCGTCCAGATGCCAAACTCGAAGATCTCGAGCTTGCTGAGGCCTGCGAACGCTAAGCCCACAGTTGTAAGCGCTGGACTCATGTCCATGGCCGCGCTCCAACGGTGAATGCCGCATTGGCTACGTTTATCGACTCCTCGCCATCTTATCCCCATCTCAGTCCCTCCTTGATAGTTTTCCCCCAGAACCGGGATGGTTCCAGGATACTAAGGACTTAGGTCACTTGCCTTTGATGTCCGAACACGGGTTCGGTGGTTTCCGCGGATCGTGCAGTCGGCCTTCCTCTGGGTAACGACACTCAGAGCCCCGGGACGTCGGGGACCCGCCCGAAAAATTGGTGAAGCCCGCGTCTGGTTCTGGGAGGTTCTTGTCCCAGGGAATAGAAACTTGTTCCGGTCTGCTCATGTCAGTCCCCACTTGGCTACGCCCCTCGAAAAAAATTTGGTCGCATTCTGTGACTGCAGCCTCCCAAAGCTCTAATAGCTCTAATGGCACTAATAACATTACCCATGGGCCAAATGTAAAATGTTTGTAAGAAATGATTTACAGTAATCTTACACATATCTTACACCTAGCTTACAAGTTCGTGATATAATAGGATAGTGGAGAAGGGTGTGTCCACGGCAGGCTCTAATTCCTCAAATCTCTGTATTTGTTCAATTTACAATTCTTTTACGTCTAGTTTACAGATAAGATACAACTTCGTGATATAATGTCTTTATATGAGAAACAGAGAGATAATAGAGCTATGACACAGCCCTTAAACAGCGAGCATCTGCTCGCAAGGAGAGTGAGTGATGAAGGTACGGAACGTGTCGGTGAGAGTGGTCGGCGAGACCAACCCCTACCAAGCCGGATCGCACAAGCGCCGGCTCTTCGGCTGGGCTCTGGAGCACGGCGAGTTCACGAAGCTCGAATTCCTCAAGGCTGAGGTCGAGATCTTCGACGCGCAGGAAGAGCAGACGAGCAAGATGACGCCTGACGTGCGCGGTCGAGCCTGGTGGAACGAGTTCTACTCGAAGCACAAGGTGTTCGTCACGACTGAGGCGTAGCGCCTGACGGGGCGGGGCCACACGGCCTCGCCTCTTTTTGTTCGCAGGTAGCTGCCTGACTAACCTATCCATCATCTCTGTCCACGAGGGCCACGTCGATCGTTACTGGCTCTTCGGGCCCAGGGCTCAGCTCTGGTGTGGGTCGTTCCATCACGTTCTGAATGAAGTTGATAGTACCAGCCTGCACCATCGATTGCTTCTTACTAAGGCCTGTAAATGCCTCGAAGTACAATCGGCGGTCTCGGTCGTTCCCATGAATAGCGGCTTCGGTCGAGGCCGTAACGACTCTCGCCATAGACCCTTGCACAACCATCCGTTGGACGATGAGGTT